TTTTTTAACATACTCTATTATAGTATCTTCTTCACCTTTAAATATATCTGCTAACTTTAATATAATCTCTTGATCTTCTATATCCATATCTTTTATTGTCTCATATAATTTATTGTTGCACATAAATTCACCTCACTGCTATTATATATGCTTATACAAAAAGCTAGAAAAAGACTCTTTGTCTATTTCTAGCTTTTTATGTTTTTTTAATCATAATTTAATACTCTTTTATAGTCATAATTGAATTCTTTTTTATTATAATTCATTTTGATATTTTTAAAATTAAATTTATATTAAAATTCTATTAATTATTTATAAATATTTTATATTTCAAAACAAAAAGATGGTCAAAATAACTACCTTTAAACCATCTCTTTTGGGATTTTTAATATATATTGTCGATGTCATTTATATCATACCATAATTTTCTATATATTTCTACAAAAAAAATATGGTCTATAGAAGGGTATTTCTTAATAGACCGTAAAATAGTAATGTATTATTTATTATGTTTATGAGCATATTATACTATATTTATGTACTCATTTCCATATAATTCTACAAAATATTTATAAATAAAAGAGATAGCTAATCAAAAATAATAATCTTTGAAAACTATCTCTCTATAAAGTATTATAGTGTAAATTGAAATTGTAACTTTTTACACTCCCATTTTACCATATTTAACATATTTATTATATATCTTACAATCACTTTTTTAATATTTAAGCAGTAGTAAGATTAACCTTGACTACTGCTTTTTCATAAACAATATTAATTATTAACAAATTCAAATCCACTTATTTCTTTTTTTATTATACTTTGAATTGAATTTATATTAGAATTTAAAGACTCTTCATCTACTATATCTGTACATCCGATTATGCTCAGGCTCAAAATAGAATCAATGAATACTGAATATTCTCTATATTCAATTTTTATAACACCACCATAGTCTTTCATTTTAGAGTTAGATAAAGATAAATTATATTTTAATCTGTTCTTTATATTATCAAAGCTGTAACCAAAATAAATTCTGTTTGATTTATAGTTATTTTTCATCCTCACCATCCCTTTCCTTTCTTATAGTAGTGCATATACTTTCTATATTAGAATATGCTGTATAGTGTTCTTTAATGCCTTCAAGATTATTTATATTTGTAATAGCAGATGTTTGCATTTTTCCCAAACTACCTATTAAGTATTCATAATCAGTATTATTTGTATCTATATATCCGCATTTAATCAAATAGTCTATGTGAGTTGATGCAGCTTTTATATTTTCTCTTAATTGCTTTACATCTGAAAACTGAGATAATTGATTATTCATATATTCTTTAAAATTATTATACTCTTCAATTATTGTCATCTAATTACTCCTTTGTAAATCTAGTATCAAAAAAATCATATCCATAAGACATTATTTCACTATATATAGCTCGCAACTTCTCTTCTATTTTAGGAAGTTGTTTTTTATAATCTTTTGGTTCACATTGATAGAGCAAATAAAGTTCTATAAAGTTGTTTCTTAAATTCTCAGGCAAAATAAAATATATGTTAGAATTTTTAGTTACTGCTTTTCTTAATTGAATTTCATCTACATTTCCATTAACTGAAGCTTTAAACACATTATCAAATATTTCTGGATTCGCTAAAACAAAATCCTTAACAATATTTCTGCTTTGATCTTTAATCGAAAATTTATGAGCTAATATTTCGCCTATTACTGTTCCCAATATTCCAATAATTCCTCCGATTATTGCTGAAAATAAATTACTTTCCCACATTATTGCTAATTATTCTATCAATAATTTCATTAACATTTTCAGTGTTATTTTGATAGTTTTCTATAATTACGGAATTCAAATTAAATATCCCAGTATTCAATGCTAAATTTATTCCTCCACTAACTGCTCCGGCAAGATTAAGTAATCCATCTGCTGTTATATCACATTCAAATTTTTCTCCATCCGCTCTTTTAATTTTTAATGTATGTACACTTGAGCTTGGTTCTACATTTACCTGTAATTCTGTAAACATAAATGGCTTATTTTTACTTACAAGATTTTTCTTTATTAAATATCCATACTTCCTATCTAATATATTTATTAAGTTAAGTATTTTATTATCCTTTATTTTTTCATTGAGTTGGTTTCTATCAGATACAATCAATTGTATAAATTCCATTCCTGAAAAATTAAATTGATATTGTAGTTGATTTATCAAGTCATCTATAATATCTACATTTTGTGGATATACAAATGTCTTAAACACATTTTCAACCTCATCTTCTATACCCTCGACTTTTATAAATTTATTTGATATTAATTCAAACAAATCTTCTAAATTATCATTCATAATTCTTTCCTCACTTATCATACATTTTAACTCTTATTTATATAATACTACAGCTTTCATAATATTTCCACTAATAGAATTTATTTATAATAAAATTTAGAGAATTATTTATATATTAATCATATACCTTATAATAGTTGTAAATTGTCATCTTCATAGTAGGAAAAAAGTACAAAAAAATAAAGGCAGCACATAAGAAATTAATCTTACATGCTGCCTAAGAAATGATATTAGATATTTAATTTATTTATTCCATTACATTATAACATATTTACTTAAATATGCCACAACACTTATTATAACAATTCTGCCTATCTGTTAAACCATTATAACCACCATTAACCTTATAAGTTATCTCTTTGCAAGTAGCTCCTTTATCACATAAGCTATTCATATTGTTTTTATACCACCAAAATCCAGCACTAGTCCATGGATAATTAGCTGCTACATAGTCTACACCTTTCATAACAGATTGATCTGCTAAATAGTTTGCTAATGCTTGATAATTAGATCGTCCAGTTAATTGTAGATATCCAGCACCTTTAAACTTTTTCCCATCTCCAGTTTGTGTATTGCCTAAATCTTTTCTGCCTTCGTATTGGCTACCACTAGATAATTCTTTAGTGTATAAGCCACAAGCACTTTCATGACTGCACTGACTTATAAAGTGTATTATCCTTACAGGTGTGTTAATATTAAATTTATCTAAGCAACTATTTAAATCTTTTAATACAAGATCACTAACATTTTTCCATCCTACTTGCTCTAGCTGCTCTTTAGTAACTAAATAATTTTTTATCCATACACCGCTAGAATTAAAAATATAATTTACACCACCTATAGAATATGTACCGTTGCAATACATTTCCCCTTGGTGTCCATTAGACTGTTCTTCTAAGTAGTACCAACTTCCTTCATCTTGTAACCATCCTGTCTGCATAATACCATCTTTATTTAAATAAAACCATTTATCTTCTATTTGTATCCATCCAGTTGCCATAGTTCCATTAGGATATAAATAGTACCACTTATTATTTACTTGTTGCCATCCAGTTAATAATGTTCCGTTATCATCTAAACACCATTTCCATACTTTAGACATAAATATCCCTCCTTAAATATAAAAAAATAAGCAGCCATTAAGACTGCTCTAATTACTTTTCTTCCCTATCTTTACTAAAATAAAATGCTATAACCATTGTGTAGATCGTAATAAATTCTGTACTTAATCTATTAGTAAATGCTAATACTGCAAATACTATAGTCATTATTACTGCTATAAGCCATCTAGCACTAGTAACTTTATTTATAATTCTAGTTAACATACCACAACATCACCTTTCAATCTTATTTTTAATTTCTTTTACATCTTCTTTTATATCTTCAACTACATTAAATTTTTCAGCTAATGTATCTAATAAATTTTGGTACCTTAATTCTCTATCTCCTGTAGTCTTTAAAACATAAAATAATAAGCATACAAATAAACCATATCCTAAGCCTTGGCTTAACGCTGCTTTTATTAAAGCATCCATACAACACCACCTTATGTCAATCTAAAATAAGCAATAAAAAAACACCTCTAATGGTGCTAATCTATTGCCTTATTAAATTATTATTCTACTGTTACCATTTCCAAAAGTTCTTGATATTGTTCTTGTGTAAGCAATTCATTCATAAGGAATATTCCAATATAAACCACTTGCTTATCACCATATTCTTTTGTCATAGTTCCTTTCTCAATTTTTCTTTCATATTGTTTTTTACAAGTTTCGTACATGTAAACTCCACCTTTCATTTATTTATTTTATTTTTTATTCTGCATTCTCTAAATTTTGAGCTGTTAACTCAATTACTTTATCTGTTAATTCTTCATTTTCAGTTTGTAATTTTTCTAGTTCGCTAGGTTCTTTTTCTTTTACAATAACCTGTCCTGTAACTGTATTTATAGACTCGATTATTTCATTTTCTCCTATTTCTGCAACCGTACAAGAATAACTTTTCTTAACTTCTTCCCCTCCCTGTAAGGTATAAATTATGTTTCCTTCATTATCATATACTATCAATATTCTTATATTCATATTCATACTCCTATTCCTTATAATTTATAGAAAAAAGAAATATTGTGCTATTCCACCCACATGATGTATCGGTGTTCCTCATATACAATGTTCTTCTATCACCTGATATACTTAATACTATTCTATTATCATCAAAGGCTGGTAAATAGTTCATCTGCAATTGTCCATTATTTACAATTATATAAGATCCCACTAGTAAAATATCAAACGGTGTATTAAAAGTTATTTCTACTGTTCCTCCAGCAGTCCAACCAATTCCATTACGCTTAATTGTTTCGATTGTAGCTATAGATTTAGCTTTCATGGCATTTCCTGCAATTAAATTGCCATTTACCCACGCATTTCTTCCTGCTATTATTGTACTCGCATCTGCATTTGCTGGTGTTTGACTTGCTAAACTATTTGCTGTAATTGTTCCTCCACTTATATATCCTGCTGGTAAAGACTTAGATTGACCACAATTTAAGCTGGCATTTATTGCTCCATTATTGGGAATATTTTGTGTAACCTTTCCCCCCCTATAGTATCCCGCAGGTAAATTGAATGTTTCATTTAGTGATAAAACCTTGTCTAATGTATCTCTATTTTGAATGGTTCCTATATGGACTTCTCCATCACTTCCTATAAAAGTATTTGGAGCTAATACATTACTTCCATCTGTACCAACGCTAGTGGAGCCTGAATCATCCGAACCACTAGCTAAGAAAAAATTTGAACCACCATCATAGGTAATTATATAAGGTGCACCACTTTTCAAATTCTTTACTGGATTTTTATTTGCTTTTATTAAATTATAGTTTGTATTTATCGTTACAGCTCCAGTTGAGTCCTTATCTGCAAAAAACTTAAATGATACGCCCTTATTACTCTCTGCTAATGTAATACTTCCAATATCTAATATATAGTTATTTCCTGTTCCTGTAGATGTACCCACATCCAGTGTTAAACCTTTATCTATAATGTCCATGGTATTACTTAAAAAAGTCAAATCAGCATTATCGCTATTTTCATATTTAAATAACTTATGATTTTTTGTAGTTTTACTCATTAATTTTCTCCTTTCTTAATTAATGTTCTAGCTTGGATATTAATAATTCTTCTACTGTATATTTTTTGACCTCAGCTACTGTAAAAGGTTTCACAACCTCTACAATATTATAGGTGTACTCAAATTCATAATTTAAATGAGCTGGCTTAATCTCATTTAGCATATTACAAAATGCTGTCATATTACTTGGAACTCCTTTAGTTCCAACGAATTTAACTACAAAATATGAATTTGTATTACGCTCTATTATCTCAACCTCTCCACCCGAAAAAGCTTCCGCAGTATTTTTTATCATAGCTATTGTTGTTGTTCCTTGTCCACGTTTTTTTGCTTTTACAATTTCCCTACGTTCTTCATAAGTCAATGATAAATCAGTTTCTATACCATAGATTTTTTCCCATATATCCAATCCCCATGTAGCTGTATCAACTCTAAATTGGTTAAGTATATCTTTAATTTCTTTTTCAAGTAAACCAAGTTCTTCTCCTTCTACGGCATAAACTGATTTTATCTCTTCTATTTCTGAAATAAAGTCAGGTACAAATGCACTCAAATTTATAAAATTATTATCATCCATTAAACCACCTCTAGATTTATATTACCTAATGTAGCTATTTCCTCATCCTCTAACTGTAAATTACTTGTAGAATCATTTAATTTTAAATCAGAGTAGTCTAATACACCATTAGTGTCCAATAATAAACTTCCTACTTTAGCATGACTTAGATAATTTGTTTTAAATGCAATACTTTTTAAATAATCATTAATTACAGTATTAAAATTGTTAATTACAACATCTAGAGTTGTTCCATTAACTAATGTTACATTTGCTGTAATATTAAGTGCTTTTTCAACAGCACTTACAACTGTTACTGTTGCACCTATTGGTCTTTGTTCTTCTATATAGTTGTAAGTTTCTTGTACTAATGATTCGCTTGCACTATGCTTATTACTATCTGCTATAACAACTTTAACTGTTCCATTTCCGTTCCAAAGTGGAAATACTTTTGCTCCACCAACTCCGTTTACTTCAAGTGCCCAGTTAAGGTAATGATACTTGTTTCCACTTGTACTAGGTGTTTGTATCTTAATAATCCATCTATCAAATAGATCCTGGTTAGTTTCTTTATCTGTACCTTCAGTCAATATATCTGTTAATTGTGCAGTTCCTAAATTTTCAATGTATTCTAATGGTAAAATTGTTCCACTAGGATAATTACCTTGTATTCCATCAACTTCACATTGCATTTTATACTTTCCTATTTCTATTTTCTCAATTGATTTATAAACAATCTTATCTATAGAAAATCTTGAACCTATAGGAATATCCATAATATTATTAGATATATCTTTAAACACTCCAAGTTTTATTGCTGCTGTTGCTTTCTTTCTATAAACACCGTCAGTTGAAGTTGCAGAATCTAATATTTCTTCTGGTACATCAGCTGATGTTACAAGGCCATAATTTAAAAATCTATCCATATCATTTCTAAGTCGTGCTATCTCTTGAGCTGCTGGAGCAATAGCATTGTATATAAGACTACTTCCTACTCTTTTATCTAAAGCATTATTTACTCTATCCAACATACCATTTAATATTTCATTTTCACTTATTGTAAAATACATCTATAGTTGTACCTCCTTTTCAATGTCTATTTCTCCATAAATAGAAAAGACAGTACATGTTATATACATACTGTCTCCATCAATTTCAAACTCAAAATTACCCACATCATTTATTCTATCATCCTGTTTTAATGTTTCTGTAACTCTTCTTTTTACTTCAGCTTTAGCGATATCTTCATCCATTCCAACAACATCTAATAAAATTCCATAACTACGTGGATATATTAAATATTTATTTTTCTGTGTGCCTAGCATAAAGTATATGGATTGCATAAGAGCTTCTTTATCATCACACTCTCCAACTATTTTAAGTTCTTTAGTTTTAAATGTTTTTGTTGCCTGTACTTCATCTTCTAAACTAGATGATGTTGTTATACTTGCTCCTTGTGGCAATATACTTACATTACTCATACTTACACCACCTTATCTAAAACTATATACCTTGAACCTTGTTCAATTTTTAGCAAGATAACGCAATCATTAACTTTTAGTCCTTCTCTTATAACTAAAGGAAATAGTTGCGCATCTGTAACACCACTAGGGCATGTGTGACTATGTTCTAAATCAACAACATATCTAGTTAAACTTTCTGGTACCACAAAAAATTCTTTTGATAATATTCTTTTTTGATCTATGCATATTGTTAAGTTATCTGCATCAGTTACAACACCAAATTCTATATTAAGAGGATTACTTGCATTGTAAGCCTTCATAGCTGCCTCTTTTATTATGTCTATCATAATTACACCACCTTCAATTCAAAATCCATTGTATGTTCATTCTTAGAAAATTTATGTGTAGCCTCTTCGATTAAATACCACTGAGATATATATTTCTTTTTTATATATACATATACTCCGGCTCCTCCTATAAGTTTTACATCTAAAGCTGTTTCACATCCAACTACATCTTTAAGTTTTAAAGTTTTCTTTTCTTTGTTATATAACTCTAAGCTACAATTAACCATTTCTTCTATTTGTGCTTTATTTAGATTATCATCTATCTTCTTAAATAACTGCAATCTTCCCCATTTAGATATATTTTCACTATCTTGTGCTATATACACATCTCTTCCTTTAGTATCTTCATTGTCTCTTACATACTTAATTCTGTTATAACTATCCTCTATACTATTTTCCCAATCATAATCTCCTAAGTTACTATCATCAGATATAATAAGCTCTTGCTTCATATTGTTTATATCTTTAAGATTAATCTTTCCAAAATTATCATATAAAACAAAAGTTTTAGTATTTGCTATCACTGTTTTAGCTAATGCACTATAAATTACATCAAGATACTTTTTATCATCTTCTTGTATTGTAGGTATCTTATAACCAGTGTCCTCAATTTCACCTATAGATAATTCTAGGTTTGTAAGTATCTCTTTTATTATCTCACTTGCCTTCTTATTAACTCCAACATAAACATCATTGTACATCAAATACTTTAACTGATCATAAGCTGTAATTTGTATCTCTGGCCCACTATCTCCACTATTCTTAAATACATATCCATAAAATACATTACAGTTATTAACTTTGAATCTAAGTACATTACCATTACTAATTGTTACTTGCTTATCTTCGAGCAATGTAACTTCTAAAGTTCCAGGACTATCTTTTCTCTTTGTTTTCCAAGTAATTTCTTCTACCAAATCAGAAATATTAAATACATTTCCTTGCTTATCATCTATTAATAATTCTATTTTCATATAGCCTCCTATGATGTTGGTATTTTAAATACTTGTCCTGGATAAATAAGATCTGGATTATCTATGCTATTTAGCTTTGCGATTTCTGGATATCTAGTTCCATCACATAAAAATCTTTTAGCAATATGCCAAAGTGTATCACCTTTAACTACTGTATAGGTAGTATTTGCTGGATTAGTAGGTGGAGTTTCTTCCTTAGCAGGTATAAATACAAATCCTCCATTAGAATTAGCCTTTTGTGTTACTTTTCTTACAGAATATTCTTTATATCTTTTTAAATCTAAAGAATAATAAATATCTCCTACTTCTCCACCATGTTCCTCATATTTAAAATTTTCAATAGAAAAAAGGTCATTAATTTCTAATGGTCCTCCGGTAAATATGAATCTTATTTTCTTTAAATTATTTCTCCAACCATTTATTTTTTTAACATAATAGTATGGATCCATTAGTCTTTTTTCTTCTACACTTATAAATGAATTTTTTTGTAGTGGAAAATGACTTTCAAACGATATATCTGTAAGTAATGGCAAATTTATATTGTTTACTTCACCTAAATTTATAACATTATAGGTTTTATTATCACCTTTTTCAGTTATTTCAATTTTTTCTGGAAGTACCGGAAGTATAAATCCTTCTTCTCCTTCATCAATTCCTATATACATCTTATACATTAGTAGCCATACACCCCTTCTGCACTATTTGCGATTTCTTCATCCATATAAGTTTCTATTTTAGATATTATTTTGTTTATATCTGCTTCTTCCTTAACATGTGCATCACCAAATGTTATAGACGGACTTAACTGAACAAAATTTTGTATACTTTTATTTTCTGCACTATCTTTAAGCATTTCTAAGTTTTCATTAGAAATATCAATCTTATCACTTATACCACTTAATTTTTTATTTGCTCCAGAGTCGCTAACATTACTTAAGTTTCCTGGTCCTTGCATAGCATTCCAACTATCTAAATCAGTTTCTAATCCTTTAGTTACATTATCTACTGGATTGCTAAAACCTAAATTAGATCCCCAGTTATATCCTGTATTATATGCACCTTTATAACTTATTCTATCTAATCCAACTCCAAGCTCATCTAATGCACTATTTATGTCAAGGTTCTTTATTTTAGCTTCATATTCACCATTCCCAAACTCTTTAGCTGCATAATCTGTCATTTCACTTAATGTACCTCTCCAGCCTTGAACAGCCGCTGCTAAATTTGAACCAAAAACTGAATCTATAGCATTTGCTATTTTCTCTATTACTCCTAAAACATTATCAGCTAAGTCCCCAAACAAATGAATTATAGATCCAATAGGATCGTTAAACACATTTCCAAAGAAATTAGCAAAAGCTCCAAATAAGTTATACCAATACTCAACTACCCCAAATACTAATTGCAATAATCCTAAGAATAAATTCCATACAAAGGCTCCGGCTGCTGATATAGCTCCACATATAATACCTGTCGCACTTACACTAGTTCCTGCAAAATGATTAAACGCTGCAACACCTGCATATAATGCAGCTATTACTAAAATTATTCCAATAACAATCCATGTAATAGGGCATGCCAATAGCGCCGAATTCAAGGCCCATTGTGAAATTGTCAAATGATTTGTAGCTGCTGCATCTGCAATACTTGTTCCAGTTTTGACTGCTATGGCAATTGCATGTGCAGTTTGTAATCCGGTGCTTATTGCCTGTATCGCATTATATCCAATTAACATAAGTTTATATGCTCCAAAAGCAGATGTAACCCCTAATACAATTGGACCTATTATATCTAAGTATTGACTTAACCAAGCTATTCCATTAGCTGCTTGTATTGTTGCAAATGCAAATATTGTTAATCCATTTGATAGAGCATTAAAAAAGCTATCAAATGAACCATTTCCAAATGCTTGATTCATTTTAGTTATTAGTGGATTTAATGCCTCTAATGCATTATTACCCGCTTGTGCTAAACCTGTTGTTATATTTGAACCTAAATTATCAAATTGAGCTGCCGCTGATTGATTGTATTGTGCAAGCATATCTTCGGTAAAACCTTTTTTGCTAAGTAAAGTATCAAATTGTGTTATAAAATCTCCCATATCTTGACTAGCTTTTAATATTTCTATATCTGCCTTACCAAATCCAAATCGTTCTTTTAAAGATGTACCATCTCCGCTCATTATTTCTTTTAGTGCAAATCCTGCTCCTTGCAATCCCTGTGTCGGATCTACTAATGCGAGTCTTTCAGACAAATTTGCTAAACTATCTAATGTATCTGTATTCTTAGTAAACTGCATAAAGTTTCTTGCATTTTGGGCGAAATCTTCAAATGCAAATACACTCTCATTAGCTTTCTTCTGCAAATTATCGAAGTAAGCTGTAGCAACATCTGAATTTCCCATTATTCCTTGCATAGTAAATAATTGTTGCTGTAATTCCATAGCACCACCTATAGTTTCGGTAATACCTTTTTTAGCCGCCTGGAATCCTAAATAAGTTTTAAGTAAGTTTCCTACTTTAGATGCAAAACCATTCATGTTACCAGAACCAATATTTATACTTCTATTAAGTTTATCCTGTTCTCTTGTTGCATTATCTAATGGTGGAGGTATTTCTTTCCCTACATCAGCAATCCCCTGCAACGCGTTTTGTGTCTTAAATCCCATTTGTACTAATTCTTCTGTAGAATAAACTGCTTCTAATGCTCCTTTATCATAATTACCTATCTTTTCTGTCCAATTATCAATTTGAGTTCCCATATTGCTTGCTGAGTTAGCAAGATTATCAAACTGGCTAGTGTTTAAATCTATATTAGCAGCATTGCTTACATTATCAAAAGAAGCCCCCAAATTATCTGCTGAATTTATTGCATTGCTTATTCCATTTGAGAAATTATCAAAAAATTCAAGCATAACGCCTATAGAATTCAATATATCACCTCTTTTCAAACACAATAAAAGCACCTACATAAGTAAGTGCTTAATTTATAATTCTACTGACTCGTTATTACTTTCGCCCAACAACGATTGTAGCACTCTTGCAAATTTTGAAGTATTCTGTGAGTTTTCTCTAAACTCTTCAACCACTATTTGATTAGTTTTACCTTCCTTTGTTAAATACTCTATTATATCATAGGATTTTATTTTATTTTTTTCTACCGTTTTTGGTGAAGCTCCAATAACTGCTCCTGCTACTCCCAATGTTGCAGCACCTATCAAGCCTTTTGTTATACTAGATTTAATGTACTTATCCTTTTCCAAATTGAATCCATAATTTACAGATTTAATTTTTTCTATAAGCAAAGTATATTCTTTATTTCCAAATTTCAGTATTAATTTATCATTACATAGAGTCACTAAACAATATGATTCTGAAGGCATATCTAAGCCCGATACATAGTTAAACTCAAATTTGCCTAATTCACCATTATTCTTCTTTTTAGAACCAAACAATCCCACAATATCCCCTCCTTATTTGCTTTAATATTACCAAATATTAATACTAAAAGCAATAAATAGGATTATACCTTATTGTTTAGTTTTTTACGTTCTTTATCATCTTTTTCAGCTTGATACATTATAGAACCATAAATAAAAGCACGTTCTTTTTGTGGCAATTCATTCAATACACTAGGAAGTATCTTAAGTTTTTGGAGGGCAACATGAGCAAGCATAGCTTCTCCATCACCCTCCTTAATTAGTTTTTTGCTTCATCTATTAATTCATTCATAGCTTTATCATAACCATTAATTTCGCTAACAACTCTAGACCATTCTGAATACTCTCCATCTGTCATTCTTGTTTTCATAGCTGCTAATAATTCTCTAGCTCCACGTACTCCCCATCCTTCTTGAAATTCTGCATTTTTTAAATCTGGAAATACTGTAGTTTCTATTATAAGATCTGCTCCAAAACCTTCTTGGTTACTTTCAAATATCTTAACTCCATTTGCGATATTAACTTTTCTATTCTTCTTTCTAAGTTCATCACCTTTACCAGCTGGAATTGCTTTAAACTTCATTTTCTTGGCTTTACCACCTATGGTTATTGTTCTTTCAACTTCTGGACTTTCCTCAAAGGCATCCATCATAAAATCAGCATAAGTATTTTTATTTTCCATAATTAAATTCATCCTCTCTTATAAATAACTTGGTTTCTTAAATTTATCTAATAATTTAGCATTTTCAAATGTAAATGACATATCTTCTTCAAGAGCTTCACTATCAACATCAAACATTGCCATACTAACTTCATCAAAATTAACTCTTTGTAATAATACTGTTTGTTTTCCTACTTCACTAGTAGCATCTTCATTGCTTACTGTTATGTCACAATAAAAATCCTTACCAGTATTCATATACTCAATCATTAGTTCTCTGAATAATGATGTAACATAGTAAACAGTAAGTGTACCTGTTCCACTATATCCAGCTGCTTTACTTTGTTCTGCTCTACTACCTAATGTCTTACCTGTTTTCTTGCTTTTCTTAACACTAGATTTTAATTTCTTTCCATAAAATAAATCTTCATTTCTGCCATTTATAGTTGCATATGCTCTAGCTTCTGTACCTGTTATGGTATCGCTATACTTTAGAAATTCTTCCATAGTCATAAATTATCCCTCCTTTTAGGCTACTATAATATCCATATAAAGTTTTTCCATAGAATCTACTGGTTGAGCTGCTACCTTAGCAACTACCCCTTCTATTTCTTCACCTTCTGTAACTTCAACATCTTCTGGAACTACATTTTTAAGAGATCTTAATTTCTGATTTGCTTCTAATAGATCAATAATGTCTTTTCTAAACTTATCTCTTCCAAAATCATCATTATCCTCTTGATTCATAACATACTTTTCCATGAAAATATTATAAACATCATTTGCTATTCCATCTAAAGTTCTAATAACTCTATTTTTTCTAAATACTTTTGTCTTTTCATCAGTAAAAGTAACTAATGTATTTATATCCTGTTCAACTACTACTTGCCCTTTAAATACAGTAAATACAAATTCACCAGCTTTTAATGCTTGTTTTATTTGTGTATCTGTATATTTAATATCTACATCAACCGCATCTTCATAAATAACATAAGTATTAGAGTTGTTTACTTCAGCTCCACCTGTTGCTCCAGTAACCCATGCTACAGCTTTATCACTTGCTAATACTGTTCCATCTTTCAACTTAACACCATTTTTAACGCTTGTTACTGCTTCATGATCCGCTGCATAATTCTCAACAACTAGTTGTACTTTTCTACCTTCTTCATCTCTAAGCCTTTTTATATAATTAGCAAATGTTGCCTTTAAATCTAAATCTTTGCTTACCAATCCCATACATTCAAAGTCATATGTTTCTATAGCTGTTAAATACTCAGTATAGCTTGTATTAGTTACTGTTCCATCTTCACCGCCTGCAAGATGTACTCCTGCTGTTATAGTTAATTCACCAGTACCGCTAAACTTTACATAGAAATTTTCTTTTAAATCTTCTATTTTAGTAACTGTTTGAGTATCAACCTTTTCTTCATCTAATAAAGTAGTAACATCAAATGCACCTTCGGCATCAATGCTATTTTCAACTATTACAGCTAGTTTATTACCAAAAGTACCACTATATTTACTTGTTATAGTTAAGCCTTCATTAGCAATAGATGCAGCTGTTCCTTTATTAAGTCTATATAATAATAATGTCTTAGCTTTCTTCATACACTCTCTAATTAAAAGCGCTTCCTCTGATTCTATATCAAATCCTAGAATATCTTTTAATTCATCATCTGGTGTAATTTCTAATATTGTTTGTTCAGGACCATAAGAAAGAATTAACGGAAGTGTAGCTATTCCTCTTTCACCAACTTTTATGCTATTATCTTTCTTTGCTCTAACATTTATATAAGCACCTGGTCTTACTTTGTTTTGTTTGCTCCAAATTCCACCTGCCATTATTGTATTACCTCCCTTTTAGAGAATTTTTCTAATATTTCATTTATTTCAGTTAATGTATAATCTCTATTTTCAAGCAAAGCTCTTAATACATCTTTCTGTATTCCAGTAATTTTTTTAGAACTTATGATCTTCTCTTTGCTAAATTTTGTTTCAGTTTTTGCAACTGATTTTTCAATTTTTCCCACGAACTTTCACCTCCACTTTCTTCATCTTTGCTTTTTCTATAATTCTTAAAATCTTGTAACTGAATTTTAATTTGAAATGCAAAACATCATCTTCTATTACATGATTCATTTTAGATGACCTAAAATTAGTACCCTCTACATTTATTAATCTAAGAATCTGATATAAACTTTCAGCCATATCTAAACAATCTTTGTTAATATCCTCTTCCTTATCACTAAAGTAATGAACATCAAAAAGAATATCTCTTTTCTGACTATCCCACATTTGACTCTCTTGACTTGAATTAATTGTCTTGATAAAAAAACAAGGCTCCTCAAAGCCCTGTTCTATCTTCTCACTATATATTTCTATATTTGGATAGGCATTATCTAAAGCCTGTTGAATTGCTATTCTTATATCGTTAATAGATACCACCTACTTTCCAAACATCTGCTTTATAATATCTTCTTGTAGTTTCTTAACATAGATAGGTAATTCTTTTTCAATTTCTTCCATTGCAATTTCTACAAAGAATTTACCTTCAACCCATCCTAAGGTTCTTTTATTTTTATCAACTATTCTATGACCATTATTGACCCATCCTGCATATTCAGTATTATTTGCAAGTTCGATTACCCACTTATTGTTGACTTTTTTAACACTGACAATTCTCCAATTACGTCTTAAATTTCCGCCAACCTTGTTTTGAGCTGTTTCAAAATCCACATTAACATATTCACCTAAATTAAATCCATTACCTTTAGCTTTAACTTTAAAGGCTTTAAAATGAACACTATTAGAATAAACACCTACTGGAGTTTTCTCCTTCATCTTATCTAAAGCTCTATTAGCTATAAAATAAATAAAATCTTCTATCCTTTTATCAATATCTTTTTGTCCTAATTTTAACCCATTAAGAAATTTGCTAAATTCAGAATAATCAAATTCAATAAGCTTTGCCATTATGCTTTTTTATCCTTATTTTCTAAGATAACTTCTTGATGTGATGAATATAGTGGTAATGGTTCTCCTGCTATGTATTTAGTAATTGCACCAAATACATTTGTTTCTATTTCATCACCTTGATGTATTTCAATTTCAGGACTTATAAAAAGTTTAATCTCATAATCTTTATTATTAGTTGTGTCAGTTTGATTATTCTTTCCTAAACTACTCTTAGATACTTTACAAGGCTGATTTTCATATTTAGGTGATGGATTTAATCCAACCTTAGTTTCTTTAGTAATTGGATCTTTATATTTTCCATAACCTCTTATAGTGCAAGTATGTTCATAAAACATTTCTATAGCTTTTTTATGTGCTTTTCTTGCTTGTAGAATAGCTTTGTTCATATTACCACACCAACTTTCTGTATCTATTCAGCTTAGATTTATATTCATTTAGAATACTATCCTTATAATCACTTTCTACACTATCTCTAAAGCTAGTGGATATATCTCCTTCACTTATAGATGAAATAGAACCTATAGCAGTTTCTTCACTGCCTAGGTTCTCATTTCTATACAATTTAACAGCCATTTTATAAGCTGTAGTTTCTAAGCCTTTAGGTATTTCTTTTATGTGGCAATATTCTAATATTATATTAGTCACATCATCTATAATAAATTCAAGAATAACATCTTTAGATGTATCTTCTAAATTAATTCCTAGGAGCTGCTTAAGTTTATCTAACTCCATAAGATCACATCCTATTCAACTTTTCAACTTCTTTAATTTTTTCTAATATTCCAGATTGGCTAGTAGCTTTTCCAATATCAATATTTTTTTCTTGTGCATATTCTTTAAGTTCCTCAACTGTCATTTTTGACAGCTCTTTTTCTATCTCTGGACTATTTACTATTTCTTTTTTAGCTGCTTCACGTCTCATTCTTTGAAATGCTGTAGCACTCATGTAACAAACCTCCTTATAGCTTATGAACAAACTTAACCATACGAATAGCTTTATCCTCATAAACTCTTGACCAATTAGTACCTGTTGCTAGTTCTGCATTTGTAGGTGATGAACCTGCTGCTGAACCAATCCATTTTACTCCTCTTGGGTGTAAAATATAGTGTTTTCTATTTATTAAGATATCATCTCCAGCTAAGCTATCTCTATCTGTTTCAGTTGGAACTGGTGCTCCACCATTACCAAGACCAATTGCACCTTCTCCAAATAAATAAGTTGTATATTCCCCAGCAGATGTTGGACAAGAATCATCAATAATAACTCTTTTCTCCATGAACAATGAAATTGGCTTATTGTTAGAGTCAAGTTCTGTTTGAATTAAGTTATTCTTACGAAGTTGTGTTTCTGTAGCTGAATGCATTATAACACCAGTAAGTTTGTCTTTTGCATCTCCCATAAGTTGTAATGCATCAAGGAAGTTTTCACCGTTTATCTTAGCTTTATCATCTTCTAAACTAGAAATATCTAAAACCTTATTTGTCATATTACTAGCAGCAAAAGCCCCATCTAATAACTTTATAGCTGTAGCTTGCATACGTCTTGCCCAATATTCTGCAACTAAATCACCAATTGCAGCCATAGGATCATCTCCAGATAATGCTTTTGCTAAGTCATTTGCACTCCAAGCTTTACCTCTCATTAATAGAACAGCAATATCTTGACCAGCTGTGATTTTAGCTGGTGTTAATGCACCATCATCTGAAAGTACTTCATCATCACCATTTAAATCTTCCCAATATGGCATATTAATTGTTGTACCACCGCTTGATGCTAGTCTATCTAATTCTGGGTTATTTGATATAATCCCACTATTATATAATGCTGATAATTCCATTGTTCTTTGTACTACATAAGGATTAAATACCTCTGGTACAATTACGTCACTAATCTTTGTTTTTGCCATTTTAAATCACCTTTTCTTTCCTATAATTTAAATCCTGCTGCTGCCATTAATTCTTTAGCTAGTGCAGGATTCTCTTTTAATAATTTTCCTTGTTGTGTAAGATTGTAAGTTTCTTTTGCAAATGGATTAACCCCTATTGGATCTCCTCCAGCTGCTGGATTATATTTGGGTTTTACTGTATCATTCTTAAAAACATGTGGAATTGATTCTTTATATGGTTTAATAATATCTTCAACTCCTATTGGTTTGTTATCACCATCAAAATTAAATTTGTTAATACCACCATGTTTATAGATAAGATAATCTGCATCTGTTACACCTAAATCCTTAAGTTTATCTTTTAGTACATATTCTTTTTCAGTCTTAGTAGCATTATCTTTAAGAGTTTTAATGGTAGTTTCATGTTCCTTAATTGTTTGTTGTAATGCATCATTATCAACATTATTTTTCTTTAAATCTGTAATTGTTGCATTTGCAGTTTTAAGCTGTTCGCTTACATCATTGTAAGTACTCTTAGGTACTGCATTCTTAGGAAATTCAGTATTAACTTGTTTCATTAAATCATCAATA